CGACAAGCACATAGAAAAAGACCGTGTGCTTTTCGTGTTAGATGACCGCGATCAGGTGGTCGATATGTGGAGGCGTAACGGTCTCACATGTTTTCAAGTAGCAGAAGGGGATTTTTAATGATGCCCAAGTTAAGAGTAAGTACTCACTGGTTAACAGAGGTGAAGTATCATTTGGGGGATAGGAAACATTCCCCAAACCCAAGCGGTAGCCGTAAGTGTTCAGCATTTATAAAAACACAAGCGAGCCGTGAAGCTAGGCGTAACGCCAAACAGTTAATAAACTTTGAACTAGAACTTTTAGATAATGGAGAACTAAAATGAAATACGAAGACACAGCAATAGATTTCGCAGCGGTTCATGCTACGCACTCACAACTATCGAAAGATTATTATGTAGACGGAGCAATGGGCGAAGGTAAAGCCGAACTAATGCAAAGCGTTAGCCAACTGGCTAACAACATCGCAACACTTTCATCAAGCGCAATGCTTGTGACTGTGAACATATCGAAGTGGCAAGGACGTGCACACGACAAGCAAGCGTCAGCGGAAATCGCTGCGTCGAACAATGCCGAGCGTGGCGCAGCTAACGTACATAAAAAGTTGTTGCCAAACAGTGATGCATTTAAAGCAATCATTGACCACGCAGGTTTGATGCACCGCATACATACACGTATGACTATGCCGTGGGCAGATAAAGGCGCGAGGCTGTTACCGACAGCGCAGTACATGAAGTATCATGGTGAATTGACTATGCTGCAAACTGAGTTTTATGCACGTGTAGACACGTTTATAGATGATTACAATCTTAGCATTGCTGAGGCGCAAGTTCATCTTGGCGAACTGTACGATGATAAAGACTATCCATCAGTGGACGAGTTACGTCAAAAATTCAAATGCGCGATTGCTTACTCACCTCTACCAGAGAGCGGTGACTTCCGTGTGGACTTGCCGAAAGAAGCTATCGCAGAATTACAAACTAGCTATGTCAACTATTATGAGGAGAAAACAAAACAGGCAATGAATGACATATGGGAACGTCTGTACAAGGTGTTGAAGAATATGTCCGAACGTCTCGACTATCAGAGCAAAGAGGACAAAAAGAAATTCAACGATACGCTTGTGTCAAACGTCACCGATATGGTCGAACTGCTGCGTGTTAGTAACGTGGCTAACTCGACGCGAATGACAGCTATGGCTGATCAATTAGAAGAGGCACTCATGGGAGTCACACCTGATGCACTGCGTGAGGACGACTACTTCCGTGCCGAAACCAAACAGGCGGTGGACAAAGCAATCGCTAACCTACCGTCATTAGATATATAAACAGTCTTTGGAGGACAACATTATGAATACAGCACAAAACATGTACAACCTAGATCTGTACGAAACCGAAGGACTACTTGCAGAACTGGGTCAAGATATCACTTTCCTAATCACTGGTGATATGGGTCAAGGTAAATCATCGCTACTCGATATGCTATCGGAGCGGTTTCCAGAACACGTACCTGTGTACTTTGACGCAACAAACAAAGACTTGGGCGACATGGCGTTGCCTGATCTTAACTCAGCAAACGATGGGTACGTTAGGTTTGTGCCTAACGAAGAGATGGGCTTACACCTAAACAAGCCTGTCATTGTTATGATCGACGAGTATGGCAAGGCTAATCCGTCGGTCAAGAATGCGCTCAACTTATTCATGTACGAGCGTAAGATGGGTGGCTACAAACTTCACCCAGATAGTATTGTCTTTGCGACGACTAACAAAAGTGGTGAGGGTGTCGGTGACATACTGCAACCGCATCAGTACAATCGTATCACAGAGATTACTCTGCGTAAGCTAAGTCATATGGACTGGATCGAATGGGGTATCAGTAATGGTATTGATCACCTCTTACTTGCGTGGGTCAAGGACAATCCACAGTTGTTCTATCCGTGGGAGAATGTGAAAGACCCAGACGAGAACGAGTTTATCTTTCATCCCAAAGCCGTGGGGCGTAAGCATTTCTTCACGCCACGTTCAGGTGAGAAAGCGTCGCGCATCTTACAGAAACGTGCACACCTGAGTGACGTACAGTTGACGGCAGCGTTGATAGGTACAATCGGTCAGCGCGGTGCGAAGGATCTCATGGCGTTCATACGATTAGCCGACAAACTACCTACGCTTCAGTCTATCAAAGACGATCCGAAGAATGCGCTTGTGCCTGATACGGCGGCAGCAAAAGTCATGGTCGTGTATCGTACACTGGCAAGTCTGGAGAAAGACTGGCTCAATGCGTGGATGGATTATCTTGATCGGCTAGACCCTGAGACACAGGGCTTGTTTGCTAACAACGTTGCTTCACCGAAGTACAGCAAGCAATCGATGGTGATGACTAACAAGAAATTCACCGATTGGGCAATGGCAAACAACTACATGTTTGCAGCAGATAAAGTGTAGTTAGTCAGCCGACTAACAGAGAGGAGAACAACTAATGTTTCTAGGAAATCTAACAGAAGAACAGCGGCTGTCAAAAGCCGTTGTCAAAATCATGGACAAAGCACCGTATCTATCTGCGGTGCTGATGATCGGTAGGCGTGAGATTACCGACAATCCAAAACATCGAACCGCATACACAAACGGTAAAGACGAGTTCTACAACCGTGTGTTTGTGGCTAGTCTAAACGATGCCGAGTTGCGGTTTCTTGTGCTACATGAGGTGTACCACAAATTGTTCAAGCATCTAACCACGTGGAAACATCTCTGGGAGAAAGACGCAGATCGTACCAACAGAGCAGCAGACCATGTAATCAACATCAAGATTGTAGACGAGTTCAGTCAAGATGGGTTTGCTACAATGACAGGCGTCTTGGAAGGCGGGTGTTACGATAGACAATACGTGGGTATGAGTACACAGGAAGTGTTTAACTTGTTACCCCCAGGCAATGGCGGTGGTGACGGTGGTCGTGGCGGTGACGGTGGCGGCGGTGTTAGTCAACCGACTAACGAGCAAGGTCAACAACCATTCGATGATCACGATTGGGAAGCAGCCAAAGAAATGACTGAGGAAGATAAGCGTGAGTTGGAACGTGATATCGACGAGGCGGTGCGCCAAGGCAGTACGATTGCAGGCAAGGTTGGGAGCGGTGGTAATCGTGACCTTGACGAGTTGCTAAAAACAAAAGTCGATTGGCGTCAAGCGTTGCGTGAGTTTGTTCAGAATACATGCACAGGCAAAGACTTCAGTACTTTCAAAAGACTAAACCGTAGATACATCAGTAAGCGTATTGCTATGCCGAGCGGTGTACAAGAAACGGTGACGTGTCTCGCAGAACACAACGACATGTCTGGGTCTATTGGCGCACGTGAACAGCAGATCATGATCAGTGAGTTGGCTGCAATCTGTGAACAAGTTAAGCCTGACGAGCTGCATGTAAGCTATTGGGACACACAGGTATGTGGCTATGAGAAGTACGTGGGCGCTGAAATAGCTGACGTTGCATCTAAAACAAAACCTGTCGGCGGCGGTGGCACTGACGTGACGTGCGTGCCCGAGTACCTCAAGCAACATAAGATCGAACCGCAAGCCTCAATCGTATTCACAGACGGACACTTGTATGGTGGTTGGGGTGAGTGGGATCATCCTGTGTTGTGGGTGATCGTTGATAATCCTAACGCCACACCAGATCATGGCGCAGTCTTACATGTGGATTCGGAGGACATACAATGATGGACTGGCAGGACAAATTAATCTTGGTGTTCACAGCGATACTTGTTGCTGTGTTCACCGCAGGAATACAACTTAATTGGTGGATGTAAAGGAGAAAAACAATGGCACTAACATATTCAAATTTTCTAAAGTTCGACGAGGTCGAGGCGTGGTACAACAACATCAAGCCTCTCGTATCTAAACTTCACATACGTGAGGACGACATCAGACCTATCGGTGATCGTAACCGTAAGTGGGAGCGTATCGTTAAGATAAGCCGAAACTGCTACGCATTGAGCGATGGGTATCACGAAGGTGACGACAAGTTCACACCTTATGGGATACATGAGTATGACTACAAGACTAAGACTACAACCACCCATTGGGACAGGCTTGGTAAGATGGAGTACTATGCACCGATTGTCTGGCGTAAGCACAAGGATGGGACTGAGACAGTTCAGATACGAAATTGTATTGGTAGTAACTCTAGTTATTCCATGGGTCGCTATGCGTTCTTACACAGACACATGCCACGTGGGATGACTTTTGTGATGGGTAACTCACTTCAATACGTCTCTCTGCGTGGACTAACAACAGTGAACGCACATTATCTAGCTAAGTGTAAAACTGTGCCGCGTGGGTACTACAAGCAATTCAAGGATAAGAATTACTTTAAAGATTGGATGCAAACCAAAGACGACAACTCTGCGTTGGTATTCATTAAGATTGGAGACGTTTGGGTACGTGATCCAGTATCTGGTAAGCTGCCACCACAAAAGCCAAAGGTGAACAAAGACCTAAAGAAAAAATACAAAGATGATATCAATAAATTCTTTGAGTGGGGTATGGCAATGTCACCTCTGCTACCTTTGAGTAGTGAGTATAACACAGATAAATCAAGGGAGTTACGTTCATACTATGGGGGCAAGGATGGCTACTCACATCATGATTTCACACCGACAAGTGCACGTGAGATAATACGTGATGAGAAACATCCCATGCGTTTGAACTACTGGGTCTCGTTTACAACTCAGATTGCAGACTATGATTATGGAGCAACTGGATGGGAGTACAAGTATCCAGTAAAGCATGTCGAGACAAAAGAGGACTTACAGAAAATGAGGAGCAAGTTTAATTCCTTCATAAATAGAAATGCAGGATTTATGACAAAACCCAAAGGTTAGTCAACTGACTAACACTTGGTCGTAAGGCGTGAGTGCGTTGAAGTTTCGGATATTGTTTATTCTTCTTAACCGCGTCAGTGTAAGGCTCGTTACCTTGCGAGTGGCTGCACACTTAACTTAACATTGGAGAAAAATTATGAGAGCAACAACAATAGCAGAAGTGCTTAAACTAGCAGACGAATTTGAGGCAAACGAAGACCGCGAAAGCGTCAACTATGAAAGCCTCAAACTAGCACAGGCGGTATGCAAAAAGATCGGTGCTAAGTATCAGTCTAAAAATGGTGGAGGTTCAGAATATTATATCTATCGTGAACAAGAACCCTATGCTTTGGGATACGTTGGGTACAAAAATTATTCCTATACTGGTGAAAAGAAAAAGATGTACACAGTGTTTTCGCGTAAGATACACAACGGCAAATATGCACATAGTGATCGGATGTACTCTGCGGCTACCACTAACTTTGACAAAGCAGTGAAGAACGCTTGTAGGTATCTAGTGCCGTACTCTGTTGAAGATATAGTGTACGAAACATTCAACGATGCCAGACGAAAGTTCGCTACCATAAAAGAGACAAGACACGAAGCGTCTACAAAAAGTCGTGACAAGATAGCGCGAGACTTCATATCAAATGATGGGGTGGAAAACAAATCTCCGTTGGAGATAGAGTTGAGAAACTTACTACAGACAGGTTATGAGTTTGTGGATCAGGAGTTTAAACTCAATCTTGTTACCATGTTTGAAGAACTAGATGACTACAGAAACCGTAAGCGTGAGCGTCACCTGGCAGACGTAGTGTATGTTACACAGACACGTTCTGGTGATAACAAGTTCGGTGTTATTTCTAAGGTGACGACAGATAAATACTATTGGGATGGTGCGAATTGCACATGGTATACCTCAGAGGATCTTCCACAGCATTTAGCCGAAGGCATAGCGAAACTTAATATTCTACCTCAAGGTCAGTTCTGCGATGGTGTGGGTTTCAGACCAGAAGAAGTGAGTAATATTTACTATGTCTACTCTGTTTCATGAGAGGTTCGGGCGAAGTGGCATTCGCTCTCGGCGTGAACTACGTATAATCAAAAATAAATACTTCTCATGGGTTGACGACAACTCTTACCGTGTTTACATACAACCTACCTCGAATAGAGTTGATGTGGTATGTATAGGTATATGTGAGAAGATACGTGGAGAATATGATTCGGTTAGTGATCTGCCACAGTGGATGCAATCTAAGATTGCTGCGCTTATGATCACTTCCCCTATTAAAGGAGTAGGCGAGCGTAGAGACAGACACGTTTTCTATATAGAGGGGGGCGAGTGGAAGTAATTTTCACCGCCCTCAAATTATGCCAGTTACCAACGTTAGTCACGTGACTAACACCAAAGGAGCAAACAGTGACACCAGAAGCTAAAGTAAAAAAGAAAGTCGTTGCCATACTAAAACAACATGAAGCGTATTTCTTTTATCCAGTGACAAGTGGGTACGGACGCAGCGGTGTGCCTGATATCATAGCATGTCATGATGGACGGTTCATCGGTATCGAATGCAAGGCAGGTAAAAACAAACCTACACCATTGCAACAAGTGAACCTTGATCAAATCGAAGGAGCAGGTGGCATCGCTCTAGTAATAAACGAAGATAATATCAATACAGTGGAGGAATTATTTAATGGATGACATACCAGAAGACCTAGCCCTGTTTCTCAGAGAGATGGGTCTGTGTGAAGAACGTGAGGAGGTGCAGCGAGAAGAGCATGTTGCTTGGTTGCCCTCTTTCGATGGAGAAGAACCACCATTTTAGGGAGAATAAAATGATTAGAGAGACACGCAAACTTGCACTGAGAGAACATATAACTCTTGTTTACGATGAGGATATACCAATGCATTTAGGTATTCAACTCGGAGATTATACAGAAAATTTTACTTTAGATGAGGCTGAAAGAATTAAAAGTTTTGTAACTACAGCTTGTACTAAAATTAAAACTGAGCAAGCAAAACCTATTACCAAACAACTGGAGAAAAAATGATGTTTAAATTATTTTACACATTATTAATTATCGAATACGTTGTTGAGAATCAGGACGTATCAACGAGCGTAATATTCCCAAGCGAGTACGAATGTTACGAAGCTATGGGCAATGGAGTGATGGATGATCTGTACGACATACTTGCAGACACGTATGGTAAAGAGATCATGATGTATTGCAGACGCACACCGTTTACGTCTGGTATGAAAGAAATCAACGTAAAACCGAGGATAAGACCAGATGGGGGATGAGCAGTTAAGCCCTGCGCTCAAGTATGAGTATCGTTTCTTAAAGCAACAAGTTGACAGGTTACAAGACGAACTTGGGCGAAGAGATAGACCGCGTAATACAGAACAGGACTTGTATCGTGCGCGAGAAGAGTTAAAGTCGTTTGTCTCTAGGATGAGAATAAACGGTGTAAGAATATGAAAGTAACATTAAAAGAAATCTGTGGATACAGACGCAGATCAGTAATGCTTGGCAAAGATAGCGTAAGTCTATCGCCACCACCATGGCAAAAAGGAGAACAACGTGGAGATGAGTATGTCGAAGAAGGAAGAGAAGGTATGGGAGTATCTTCTAAAAAACAGGCAAGCCGAAAACGCCGAGGTAGCAGCCGCGTGTGACGTGGATATACCTTTTGTAAAGAACCTTATATCACGTATCGGATCAGAAAACTGGCGCGAAGAAGTGCCTATAAAACAAACGTGGGATCGTGCAAAGGTACTGGATACAGCCAAAGGTTACGTCACGAAGGATCGTGCAGCGGATCATGGCGATATGGAAGATAACTTTAGACGCATCGCTCTGTACTGGAACGCGCATCTTGGACTGGTTGATTTCATAAAGACCGAAGATGTTGCAGCAATGATGGCACTACTGAAGATTGCTCGCATACATTCTAACCCCATACACATAGACAACTGGGTAGACGCCTGTGGGTACATGGCTTGTGGCGGCGAAGTTGTTAGTAATCTCACGGAGGAAGACAATGACTGATGAACTTAGAGATATGCTTCTAGAATATTTACGAGACATGACAAAACGCGGTGATCATAAAGCAAAACTTTTGTTGAGTTTACTGGAAGAGTGATGGACGTTTATACTCTAGACTTTGAAACTTACTATGATCAACATTACTCACTGTCCAAGCTGACAACAGAGGAGTATGTGCGTGATGAACAATTTGAGGTTATTGGTTTAGCTATCAAAAAGAACAATGGTTCTACGGTGTGGTTAGATAGTCCTGGACAAATCAAACGTCTGTTATCACACATAGACTTCTCTGCGTGTGGTATACTCTGTCACAACACGATGTTTGACGGAGCGATACTAAAGTGGCGATACGGTGTTAGTCCAAAGATATGGTTTGATACTATGTATATGTCACGTGCATTGCATGGTGTAGAGAAAAGCGCATCACTCAAAGCTGTAGCCGAGAGGTACGGCGTAGGTATCAAAGGCACTGAGGTGCAGAATGCCAAGGGCAAGCACCGTGCCGATTTCACCGACGAAGAGATAAAAAGATACGGACAGTATGCCAAGAACGATGTAGACCTGACGTTTCAGTTATTCAGTCAGATGGGAGTCAAGTTTCCACGACAAGAGTTAAAGCTGATAGACTTGTCTCTGCGTATGTTTATCGAACCCACACTTGAGTTAGATCTTGGGTTGTTGCAGCAGCACCTTGAGGACACAAAGGCACGTAAAGAAAAACTATTAGAAGATGCCAACGTCACCGACAAGAAAGACCTGATGTCAAATCAGAAGTTTGCTGATATGCTACGTGAGTTTGATGTCGAACCACCGATGAAGGTAAGTCTGACAACAGGTAAAGACACGTATGCGTTTGCTAAGTCCGACGAAGGGTTTAAGGAATTACTTGAGCATGAGGATGATCGTGTACAAACTTTGGTTTCGGCACGGCTAGGCAACAAGTCCACACTAGAAGAGACACGTACAGACAGGTTTATAGGGATCGCTCAACGTGGTAAGCTCCCTGTACCTGTGAGATACTACGCCGCGCATACAGGTAGATGGGGTGGAGCTGATAAAATTAACCTACAAAATCTACCAAGTCGTGGGGTCAATGCGAAGAAACTAAAGAAAGCCATTGTTGCACCCGAAGGCTATACAATAGTCGAGGCTGATAGTGCTCAGATTGAAGCGCGAGTTCTTGCATGGTTATCAGAACAAGACGATCTTGTTAGTCAGTTCACTAACGGCGAAGATGTATACGTCAAAATGGCAGGGCGTATATACGGCTGTCCAGAAGAGGACGTTACAAAAGATCAGCGTTTCGTTGGTAAGACTACCATACTCGGTGCAGGTTATGGCATGGGTGCAGAGAAGTTTGCAACACAACTAAAGACGTTTGGGTATGAAGTGTCTCCCGATGAAGCCCGACGCATAATTAATATTTACCGTCAGTCGAACTTTAAGATTAGTAAGCTGTGGCGCGATGCACAGTACATGGTTAGTCAGTTGACTAACGGTAGAGCCGTGGCGTTTGGGCGCAAAGGCGTAATTGGCGTTGATGCCAGTAACAAGGCTTTGGTCTTACCGTCTGGACTTCCATTGTTTTATGAAGATCTAAGTTATGACGGTGATGAGTACACATACAAGGTGCGGCGAGGTCGAAACAAAATCTATGGTGGGAAGGTGATAGAGAATGTTTGCCAAGCCATAGCACGTTGTATAATTGGCGAACAGATGTTAAAGATAGCTAAGAGGTACAGAGTTGTGTTGACCGTACACGATAGTATTGTATGCTGTGTAGAAGATAACAAAGTAAAAGAAGCACAGGCATTTGTAGAGACATGTATGCGGTGGACGCCTAGTTGGGCGAAAGGCTTACCTGTTGATTGTGAAAGTGGAACAGCTAAGTCTTATGGGGATTGCGAGTGAGTATAGCACCTTGGTCATTTAGTAAAGCAAAAGCATTTGGGCAGTGCCCCAAACAATTTTACCATGAAAAGATACTTAAAGAGTACCCTGTCGAAGAGACAGAGGCGATGCGTTATGGCACTGAACTACATAAAGCTTGTGAGGATTATATAGGCAGCGATGTGCCAATCCCAGAAAAGTTTGGGTTTATTCAAGGTATGCTAGATGATCTAAAGTCTAGGCGCGGTGTAAAGCTATGCGAGCAAAAGTTAGGCTTGACAGCTAATCTAGAACCATGTGACTTCTTTGACAAACGTGTGTGGTTTCGCGGGATAGCTGACCTAGTAATCATAGACGTGTTGGCAGATACTGCGTATGTCATAGACTACAAAACTGGCAAGTCGGCTAGGTACGCTGACAAAGGACAGTTAGAGTTAATGGCTCTTACCATATTCAAACATTTCCCTGAGATAAAAAGGGTCAAGGCAGGTCTCTTGTTTGTTGTTGCAAACAGCTTAGTCAAAGCCGAATATAAAATTGACTCAGAATCAAATCTTTGGGAGAAATGGTTAGGGATTTATGGTAAAATGCAAAAAGCGTTTGAGTCGGATGTATGGAATCCACGCCCCTCTGGGTTGTGTAAACGTCATTGTCCAGTGCTTGAGTGCGCCCACAATGGGAGAAACTGATGCCTTATAAAAACAAACCAAGACCGTACAAGAAAGAATACAAGCAACAAAAAGCTAGAGGCGAGCATGAAGCTCGCATGGAGCGTCAACGTGCTCGACGTAAAATGGATAAGAAGGGAGTAGATAAAAATAAGAATGGCAAAGCAGATAAACGAGAAGGCAAGGATATTGCCCACAAGAAACCACTGAGTAAAGGTGGAAAAAACAAAGACGGTGTGAGAATACAAAGCCGTAAGAAAAATCGTGCAGCAGGTGGGGCTATGAGTAAACCACCTAAAAAGAAAAAATAAAAACTGGAGAACAACATGCAGATTATTCGGGATAAGGCAGTCCTGTTGAATTTGCGTAACCCTAAAAGGGTCACAACGGTAATACCAAACAGCAAGGAGTTGTCGATGAATGAAGTAGTAGTCAAATGGGGTATGTTTGAAGCCCTAAAACTAAAAAGTTTAAATATAAACGTACCCTCACCTATTAGCAAACGTTACAAGTGGACGGGGCAATATAAACCTTACAAGCACCAAAAGAAAACAGCAGAGTTTTTGACGATGAATAAACGTGCTTTTTGTTTCAACGAACAAGGCACAGGTAAGACCGCATCAGCGATATGGGCGGCTGACTATCTAATGACTCAAAAACAAATAAGGCGTGTTTTGGTAGTTTGCCCGCTCTCGATCATGGATAGCGCATGGCGTGCAGACTTGTTTTCCTTTGCTATGCACCGTTCTGTAAACATAGCTTACGGTAGTAAAAAGAAACGTGCAGACATAATTAATAGTGGAGCAGAGTTTGTAATTATAAACTATGACGGTGTTGATATTGTAAAAGAAGAAATACTGAATGGTGGGTTTGATTGTATAATTGTAGACGAAGCAACGCACTATAAAAATGCACAGACTAAAAGATGGAAGACCCTCAAAAAACTCATCTCTGATGATACTTGGCTGTGGATGATGACAGGTACACCTGCGGCACAATCACCTCTAGATGCGTATGGGTTAGCAAAGCTAATTAACCCGTTAAATGTTCCACGTTTCTTTGGTTCTTTTAGAGATATGGTAATGTGGAAGGTTACACAGTTTAAGTGGATGCCGAAAGAAAACGCTAGTCAAATAGTGCACGAAGTATTGCAACCTGCGATTCGGTTTACAAAAGAAGAATGTTTAGACTTACCCGATATGGTTTACGTCAAGCGTAAAGTCGAAATGACTAAACAGCAGATAAAATACTACGAAGAATTACGTAAGAAGATGGTAATGCAGGTAGAAGATGAAAGCATCACCGCTGTCAATGCAGCCATCGTGCTTAACAAGCTGTTACAAATATCATCAGGTGCAGTGTATACTGACGATAGCGAGACACTAGAGTTTGACATATCTAATCGGTACAAAGTTTTAAAAGAAGCGGTAGACGAGAGCAGCCAAAAAGTTTTAGTGTTTGTTCCGTTTCGGCACACCATAGACTTGTTAGCTAACAAACTAACGGCGGACGGGATAACGTGTGGGATCATACGAGGAGACGTATCTGCGAATAAACGTACTGAAATATTTGACTCCTTTCAAACCACGCCCAACCCTCAAGTGCTTATAATTCAACCACAAGCCGCAGCCCATGGGGTCACGTTAACAGCAGCAAATACTGTTGTGTGGTGGGGTCCAACATCGTCATTAGAGACATACGCACAGGCGAATGCACGTGTCCATCGCTCTGGGCAGAAGCACAAATGTACTGTCATTCAGCTTTACGGTTCAGCCGCTGAACAGCGTATATACAGACTGTTGGACAACAGAATAGACGTACATACAAAAATTATCGATTTGTATAAAGAACTACTTGACTAAAGTAAGTTTAGATACTATCTACTAAATATAAATAACAATGGAGAGATAAATGAGCGTTTCAATAGAGAAGCTCGTAAAAGCGTACATAAAGATACGTGATCAACGTAGCGAACTTGCCACTAAGTTCAAAGAAGAAGACAACATGCTTAGTGAAAAGGTAGCCAAAATAAAAAGCGCATTGCTAGATCATTGTAAAGAACACAATGTCGAATCGGTGCGTACATCTGAAGGGGTGTTCTTTAGGTCTATCAAACAACGGTACTGGACAAGCGATTGGGAACATATGTACGAGTTCATAAGAGAACATGACGTACCTGAGTTCTTTGAAAAACGTTTGAACCAGACAAATGTTCGTCAGTTCCTAGTAGAAAATCCTGATCTTTTACCGAAGGGTCTCAATGTAGACTCTGAATACACAGTATCAGTGAGGAAGAAATGACAGAGAAACAGTATGTAGACATAAATAGGGTTGCCGATTATTTTGGTATATCTGTATCGACAACTAGAAAGTGGCTACGTGAAGGGCATATTCCCAGAGAGACTTATATTAAGGCAGGGGATACGTATCGTTTTAATGTAGAAGCGATAGAAAAAGCGTTGACAAAACGTGACAATGAAGGGGAAGATGTACTTCCTATAAAACAACATTAATGGAGAGTAACATGGCAGAACAATTGTCATTATTTGAAGGGGGCAACTCCCTAGTAAGCAGTGACTTATTTAAACAGTTGCAAGAAGTAGACGATAATCTAGCAGGTGGTTCGAGTGGTCTAAAGACACATCGAATTAGTTTGCGTGGTGGTAGGTTTAGAGAGTTAGTAAACGGCGAACAAGTGAACGTAAAGAACGATGGTTTTTTAAACGTCATAGTCGTTAATGCCGCCAAGATTTCTCGTACTTACTACGCAGGTCAGTATGATGCAGAGAATCCATCTGCGCCCACTTGTTGGTCGCCTGATACGGATGCACCCGATGCGGCTGTACCTGCGGATCAACGTCAAGCAAAACGTTGTATGGACTGCAAACAAAACGTTAAGGGATCTGGGCAAGGTGAGAGCCGTGCTTGTAGGTTTCAACAACGCATTGCAGTGTTATTAGAGGGTGATTTGGAGACTGTGTATCAACTCCAATTACCTGCTACATCTGTATTTGGGGAAGCTAAAGATGGTAAAATGGGTATGCAAGCATACGCTAAACACTTACGTGCTCACAAGACTCCATCTATTGCTGTGGTTACACAGATGTATTTTGACGAGAACAGCGATACACCGAAGTTGTTCTTCAAGCCTGTGCGTCCTCTTGAGGAAGCTGAATTACAACAGGCTATAACGGCTAGAGACAGTGAAGACGCTGTCCGAGCAATCACGTTGACTGTGGCACAAACGGATGGGGTGCAAGCTAAACGTGATGGTGAGGTGCAGGAAGATGAGGTGGACATCAGGGAGACTGTGCCGAAACCAAAAAAGGTCGCTAAAAAGAAAGAGGTTACTGCTCCCTCTTCTGATGATGACCTTGAATCTATCGTAGGTGATTTGTTTGACGACGAGGACGAATAATACCTAACGGTAGTACCGTCGTGGTGGGTATACTCCTCCGTTGCTCACCACGACATTTAACTTTGGAGCAGAGCAGTGAATACAGTAGACTTTTTAAAGAGTGTATTGGGCGATGAGGGATACTCATGCTTAATCACGATAGATTTAAAACAGCAGAAACCCATACCGAAACACTATTGGTTCAAGACAGTCCAGGAACTCGTAGGTAAAGCCACAGAGGTAGACACGTTTCCACATAATGTTTACTTCGCCACGAGCACTTACAACGAAGAAGGCTCTCAGTGGGGTGGTAGATCTAAAGCAAACGTAAAGAATATAAAAGCATTCTGGTTAGACCTAGATTGTGGAGAAGGTAAAGACTTCCCTACGCAAGCCGATGCGATTAGAGAGTTACAGACATTTAAAAAGAAGGTTGGTTTACCTGCACCGATAACCGTTAACAGTGGTAATGGTATCCATGTGTATTGGCCTCTGACAGAGGCTGTGACGCGAGAAGAGTGGGAACCTGCTGCTTCTAAACTAGGGCAGCTTTGTAGGGAACATGGCTTTCCTGCGGACGCATCTCGCACCACAGATGCAGCCAGTATTTTAAGATTGCCTAGTACACACAACTATAAAAAAGACCCACCACTACCTGTGGATCTTCTTGGTAAAGATCTAGTGTCGCCCACAGAGTTGTCTGTGTTTATTGATAAATTAGGTGGATTAGCGCCTAAACTCCCTGCGCTAGATCTTGGCCCAGACGCATTACAAGAAGCTTTAAATGAAAACAAAGAGTTTTCTTTTGGGCGAATCATGAAGAAAACAATTAAAGGTAACGGATGTGAGCAGTTACGAAACATAGCTATAAACCAAAATGCAGTGGACGAACCACTATGGAGAGCAGGGTTATCTATTACAAAGTTTTGTAAAGAAGGTGAAGAAGCCGCAGTCACAATATCAAGTCGGCACGATGAGTATGACAAAGAGTTTATGCTCAAGAAGTTTAATGAAATAAAAGGGCCGTACCTTTGCGCCAAGTTTAATGAGTTAAACCCAGATGTGTGTGAGGGATGCCCACATTGGGAACAGATAAAAACACCTCTGGTGTTAGGGCAACGTATCAAAGCAGCGTCTGGCCCACAGACCGTTTCTGAAAAAGCCGCTAACAGTCCAAGTAGTGTAAAACGCGAATACATTATACCCGAAATGCCGAAACCGTATTTTGGTGGAGAGCATGGTGGTATCTATGTGCGTGTAAAAGAAGATGATGAGTTAGTCGATAAAGCCATTTATAGGCATACGTTCTATGTATCTCGCCGTTTGTATGATCAAGAACAAGGCGAATTAGTAGTATTTAGATTGCACCTGCCGCAAGACGGTGTGCGTGAGTTTACAGTTCCGCTAACTATAGTGACAGCGCCGAATGAGTTTCGTAAAGCAATGTCAAAAGAAGGCGTTACAGCAATATCATCACAGGAGACAAACGTACTCATGTCGTACACAAATAAATGGATAAGTGAGTTACAACAAACAGTTAAAGCAGACGAAGCACACAGGCAGTTTGGTTGGGTTGATGACGAGATGACAGGCTTTGTCCTTGGAGATAAATTAATTAGACCTGACAAGGTGCAATACAACCCTGCATCGCCATCTACATCTAGCTTGTTCCATGCTTTTGGAGAGAAGGGCACTAGAGAACGGCATTTAGAGATGATAGATTTTTACAATAAACCTGACGAGGGATGGCTTCTACACCAATTTAATGTCTGCGCAGGTTTCGGCTCTGTTCTTATGCCGTTCACAGGTATGAACAGTTTAGCAATCCATCTAACAGGTGGGTCTGGCATCGGTAAAACAACAGCGCAAGCAATGGGACTAGCTGCATGGGGAGATCCTTGGGCGATAATGAACCGCGCTATTGGGTCAGAAGATACCTTAAATTCTTTTATGAATAGGTGCGAGGTACTAAAGAATATACCGCCCGTGGTGGACGAGCTTACAAGCATATCAGGTGAGTTCGCGTCTGGGTATCTATATCAAATGACTGGCGGTAGGCAAAAGAACCGTCTTGCACAGTCGGGCAATATAGAAAGGGTGCGTGGTAAACCGTGGGAACTTCTGTCTTTGAGTTCGGCTAACTCAAGCATGTGGGATGCTGTCACTGGCTACAAAGCCGATGCCGAAGCAGAATTATTACGTCTTCTTGAAATAAGCGTGTCAGACATGGAGCTTTCAACAGACGATAAAAAGATAACAGACAAGTTGTTTGAAGAAGTTAAAGTAAATTACGGTTGGCTAGGTATTGAGTTTGTGCAGTGGGTTATGAATAACAAAGAAGAAACACGTACCATGTTAGATGCGGTTCGTGTTCGGCTAGATCAAGCAGCAGGGCTTACATCTAAGCACCGTTTCTGGTCAGCAGGAGTAGCGGCTGTGATAACAGCAGCGATAATACTCAAGAAGAAACTAGGCATCACTAAATACAACACAAGCAATATTTTTGAGTGGTCAGTAAAACAGCTTATTTTAGCAAAAGCACGGATGGGCGATGCGAAGTCTAATACAAATGAGTTGCTAGGTAGATACATAGCTGAGAAGTGGAACAATATACTTTGGATAAATGACACCGAGGATAGCGATGGGGAGTTGTCAAATATCAGCAGTCTAGTGCCACCTGCGGAGAAAGACCCAAGAAGTTTTATTGTTGCACGATATGAAACAACTAGCGAGAAACTATACTTGTTACCCACACCGTTGAAAGACTGGTGTGTAAAGAACCAGATAAACTATAGTGAATTGTTGACTAAGCTAAAGAACAAGTTCCAGGCAAAGAGTGAACAAAAGCGCATATTCGCAGACACGTACATGGGTAAGACACCCTCTGTAAAAACATGGTCTATAAAGTATACACTGGATAATGAAGATGGCGTTGAAGATTGATGATTTAGACCCAGATGGGGTGCTGATAACTATAAACTGGGAAACTATGGATGTTGGGTGGTCGTTTTTTATACCTTGCCTTGATGTAGAAAAAGCACAGTTGCAGCTAAAAGAAGTAGAAAAACTTAAAAATTGGAAGTTTAAAACGCAAACTTGCGTCGAAAATAAAAAATTGGGTTTACGAGTATGGAGAACTATGTGATATACTATATCTGACAACGTCCTCCCGATGTTGTTCTCCATTGTTATCTGGCCCCTACATCTTGTGGGGGTCTTTTTTTAATCAAACTGTTCGGCTATCTCTCTCATGGTTGGGGTGTATGTTATACCCCTACGCATGTTTGCTGTTGTTGTCTCGAAAGATCTTGCCGAAGCTTTTATAGAATCAGGACTAATAACCTTAGACGTATCTCTCCGTGATTCTTCAGGTAATCCAGCATTGTACTCACGTATCTCTTTTAATACTTGTTGATACTCTGCTGTATCTCTTTCTCTACGTGCCATGTTTAGTCTACGTAGTAGATTTGTTTTCTTATCTTTTAATGCTTGATCTCGTCTGCGAGACAAACGATTTATGTCCATCGCCAATCCCAAGTGTTGCGGTGCAAAGCCAAAAGCTTGAGTAGTTAGATTGTAGGGGCTTAAATCTTCTACGATTGGATCGCCTCTACGAGTCAACGCACCCTCAGTGGCGTAACGCTGTGCTTTCATGAAATTTCGGATTGCCACAGGTGCTACACCTTCTACACCTCTGCGATACTCTCCCCGACTAAAGTCAGTTATAGCTCTCTCAGTGCCTAAATAGTATCCTACAACTGGTCCACCTAGCTGCTCAAACATTGTGTATAGCATCGGCTGATCTTTACCTACGATTGGTTCTCTGTATAGCAAGCTGTTCATAGAGATACGATCTGCTATGTCTACACCGAGAAGCTCGTTAGCTAGGCCACCGTAATAAAATTCACCTAAGTTGTTACGCATCATTTCTTCAAACTGCTCATCTTCTTCTTCACGGAACATGTCATACAGCATTCCAAAGAAGCCCATCAGTGGCATACCGCCTACACCAGTTACCACGCCTGTGGTAAATAGGAAGTTGAACAATGCTTTTCTAGCAATACGTTTCATCTCCGCTTTTTGTTCTGGGGTCAGGTTAGGATCAGCGTCTATCTGTGCGCCGATTGAATCTTTGGCTAGTCTATACATGAGGTAGTACTTACCAACAGCAAAACGTTTGAAGAGGAATAATATGTTACCTACACCGCTTTGTGCCCATATCGGACGCCCTGCCGCAGCCGTCGAACCTAGAGAGAAATTTGTAAAGTCTATAGCAGCTTCAGCCGCATCAATATAATCTTGATCAGTTAGAGGACCACTCTTTTCTCTCTTTTGTAGCTCAAGCTCATACTTAGCTATGTATGTTGTCTCTCTGTTTAGCCGTTCAGAGTGGTGAAACAACCCACCAGAGATAGAGTTGATCGCTTCTACAGCTTTTCCTGGAGACGAACCTGCCTCTAGCATCTCACCTGTCAGCGACTGGTTGAATATACCGCGTTCCATACCCATATTGACTGCGGTTTTATATCTATACAGCGGATTGTTAGCATCTACCTCTGGTGCGTTAACGTCCAGATTACCTATAGACTTGTTTATACCACCTAATTGTATTTCTCTTACACGTGGCTGACCGTCTGGACCAATGTCTCTAACAGTATAGACAGAAGAAGCTTGCCCAAACAAATTGCGTGCAACTCCATACGCCTTGGCTGTATTGCCTAGCCCATACTCTGCGGACATCAAAGGCATCGCACTCATTAACACATCAAAGAAAGTTATAGCAGCAGATGAGAAGTTAAGACCCATGGTGGTCGCAAACCCTAATGTATTGGCTTGCTGTGACCAACGAGGCAAGTTCGGTGACTGTGCAAACCTAGCCATTTGATCTAGTTTTTCTGCCATTAGGTATGTGTCAGGGTTCTCTTTTGCACCTGATACTTCTAATTTTCTACGAAATGCTTCTGTTTCGGCTGCGTATTTTAGCTGTGTGACCTGCTTGTTCATGTCACGACCTTTGACATTGACTAACTCACGTAGATCAAATTGTTGACCTAATGCACCTGTGGGTGTCTTATCGCCAAGGTAGCCACGTACATCTTTACGGCTTCTAAAGCCTTGCATAAACGACTTCTCAGGTAGTGCGTCAAACACAAGATCGATCACACCATCTAACGCTGCGCCTTCTACACCTTGAACTTTCAGTTCTTGTAACAAATCAAATATAAACGAGCTTGGTGGCACGTTGTCATAGTTCCTACGTGCTGTAGCTTTACCGAACTCTATGGCTGTGTCAGGGTTTAAAGTCTGTGCTAAGTTAGGGTTCTGTCCTATCAGACCTATATTGCGAGTACGTATGGCATCGGCTGCTTTTTCAAGCATGCCCTGATGTTGAAAGTACTCTACAAAAACTTCTACTCCACCCGTGTCTGGATCAATAGTTGTATACTGTAATCGCCAATCACCTTTACGCATTAGTGGGGCATATGGGCGAATAACACCTGCTTGTTCGGTAAGCATCTTACGAAGTTTGTCCATCGCTTTAGCTCTACCATTTGGATCACCTATTGAAGCAGCTATACGCGATTCTAGAGCAGGTATAATTTTGTCGTATGTTTCTTCAAACAAATCAAACACTTCACGATATAACTTCTTACCTTGGTTATCTAATTTTTTATACTCTGCTTGCAGCGTATCATACATAAGTAATGTATCTGGATTAGGTTCAGGCAACAAAGCAGCTTTTGAAGTTTTAGCAGGGTCGATATTTTTGTTGTGTTGTTTTGCAAAATTTAATCTTGCTATCTCTGTTGGAAAATATTTTACAGTAGATTTACCAGTCTTTAGGTTTCTAAAAGAAACACCAAACTGTGAGTATACCTTTCTAGGCAAGGACATATCTACACGATTAAAGGTAGATAGAGGAATAAGTCCCTCTAAAATCTTGTACCTTGCTTTGTTCCCTCTATTATACGCACCTAATCTTTTGTCTAGGTTGTTTACAACCATGTTTCCAATACGCATTTCTCCGCTTTGACGCTCTATAATTGCGTTTAACTCAGGTGCAAATGGTATGTACGGTGCAGCTTCTTTAGCCATTATGTTAGAAGGAATGCTGTTGAGTATAAAACGACGAGCTGCTTCAGGTACAGATCTGCTTGCAGATTGACGCATAAATGTTTTAAGTCTTTTCTGATCTCCTTCTGGGATCATATCTAAAGAACCTTTTACCGTGCCTGCTAGTTCGTTTGGATCGGTCATCTGCATCATCATTGCAGGAGCGGCTCTAGTAGAAGGTGCAGGGGACATAATGGCTCGTACAAGATTATCTACTTCATCTAGCACAGAGTTTACTGGTCTAGGCTGAAGCCCCATGGCTTTTCTTACCATGTTTATAATAGAGCGAAGAAACTTTTTATAAGCAGGAACAGTGCCATTATCTACTTTTGTTAATGCTAAATGCGTTTGAAACTGAGGGTTAGACAGTGCCTCTGCTACAAATTCTTGTAAATCTTTAGATCCGTAAAACTCGCCAATATCATCTTTAATCTGTAAAAATAAGCTGTTTAATTGCGCTACTTCTGGGACTGGTGTTTTAGCATCTAACATATGAGATACAACCGCATGCATCATTTCATGCAAAACAACATGTTGATGCAAACCACCGTCACGAACAAGACTAATTGTATTGGTTTCAGGCGTAAACATACCAACTGCGTCAGGATCAGGTAGTCTGTCTACAATCTCTACTTTTGTACTACCAACTAATTTTGATAAAGCAGCAGATAATTTTGCTGCTCTCAACATCGGACTGTCTGCAATTTTAAATATTGCTTTTTTAGCCTCTGGTTCTGTGGCTGCGACCCCGTCTATGGCAGCTTGCATATTGTTAGCAGCGAGTGTTTGTAGTGCTAAATCAAGTCTGCCTGAATCAAGAGCACGTGTCACACTAGGATGCATAGGCACATCAAATGGTACTACGGCGTCTCTTCCTAAAAAGAATGCTCTAAAGTGTTTTTGCAAACTAGCTTTTGAGTCAATATCTGTACCTAAATCGGTAGCTTCTGTTCCATCTTTATCAAATTCTAAACGCTCGTCTTTTCTTGTCTGAGCTGCTTGTCTAACTTTAATGAAATTTGAAAACCTTATATACATACCTGCACGTGCTTCTAACCACTGCCTAGCTGTATCACTTAAATTATTTTGAACCCACTCATATGCTAATAAACCATTTTTATTGCCTGTGCCTTCAAAAAAAGCATTTTCTCCATCGCCAACCTGTTTGTTTTTTCTATACGTGGCTACAGGCTGACCTTTGCTCTTACCACTTTGATGTATAATAACTCCTGCGGCATCGTAGGCAATCAAATCTAACACTTCTATGACGCTTGGTATTTTGCTAAAATATAGTTTAGCGGGCTTACCTAAAGCACCTGTGCCACGAGTGAACCTTGTAGTTTCGAGTAATGTTAGAGTCTTTGTTACATCTTCTGAAAATACAACTGGCAATTTAAGAGCGGGATCAGAAGCAGGAGCGTCATAACGCTCGTAAACAAAGTCTCTAAAAACTTTATCGTTATTTTGTTGCCACCATGCGGCATATGTTTCTTTTAACGGCGCTATAATAGGCGCATCTTCTTTTAGATTGCGTTGTTTAACTCGTTCTTCAATATCACGTAATCTTTGATTTTGTGCTTCTTCAGACGCATCTATATTTAATTCTTCAAGCGTAGGTTCTTTTCCTACAGGTCGTATACCTTCAGGAATAAATTGATTTGGACCCGCAGGAGCACCTATTTCTTTTCCTACGCCTATACCTGAACGTCTTGAATCTTTTTTAGCGACTTTCTGTGCATCATAGTTAGCTTTCCAAGCATCATACTCTGCACCTATAGGCTCACCTGCTTCTTCGTATGCTTTATCTTCTAGTTCTTGTTCTTTACGCTTTGCTTCTGCTTCTGCAACTTGGCGATCAAACTCAAGAGCTTCTTTTTCCTTCGCTTTTTGTCTTTCTGGGTCTCTAGCTTTAGCAGCAATGTCTTCAGCAAGAGCGCGTCCAGTTAATTTATTTGTATCTTCTTCTACGTTTTCTTCTACTTCTACGTTTTCTTCTACTTCTACGTTTTCTTCTACTTCTACGTTTTCTTCTACTTCTGGTTTTACTTCAGGTAGACTGGTGAGAAGTTCATTTAATTTAGTTTGATAATCAGGAACTTGTCTTCTTATTATCGCATTATTGCCATAGCTCAATAGTTGTCGCTGTACATCTTTATCAGTTATAGGCTTGCCAGTTATACGTCTACGTATTGCAGCATTTTTGGTAACACCAAGATTGTCTAAAAGTTCATTAGTAACTTCTGTAGGAACTTCATCGGTCTCTATTTCTAACTCACCCGTTGAGTTCTCTTCGATAGTTTGTTTTCTAGTGCTAGTAAACGTAGGAACTTCTTTTTTATCTTTATCTTTATCTTTATCTTTATCTTTATCTTTTACTGTAGTGGACTGTTTTCTCTCTGCCACATTAGGTGACTCAACAGTTGACAGATCTGTTCCCACTCTTCTTGTGTCAGGTGGTACAAAGCCTTCGGTATCCGTATCTCTACTTCGTGTCCCTTCCGCTCCTGCCACGCTAGATCTACGATCTGCATCGCTTGTTCTAGTTCTTTTTGGTTCAGATCTAACATTATCCTCTACCTCTGTTCTAGTTTTTATTTCTTCATCTGTTTCTGCATCTGCTTCTGGTTGTGCGGCATCCTCTTCTGCTTTTATTTCTTCTGCTCTGTTTTCTATCTTTTCATCTGTATCTAGATTACCTGCAATCGTGGCTGCGGGATCTTCTTTTACTTCTATTTCTGTTGCGTCAGTGGTGCGTGTGTCTTCTGTAACTTCTGGCTCTTTACGCTTACCGAATGCAGCGCGACCCGCTCCACCGATTCCTGTTCCGAGTAGACCACCTGCAATAAACGCTTCAGTCAGTATCTCTTCTACTTCTGGAGTGTCTAAATTATAGCCTGCCTGCCATAACCCTGCTAATTCTTGTAAGACTTCTGTAGAACCCTCTACAGCAAGACCTGTGCCTGCACCTGTAATTAGTCTAGCAGCAAACCCCTGACCCTGTTCGTTTGCAACAGCTCTAGCAATCTGTCCCCCACCAAGCAGCTTGCCTAATACTTTAAGACCTAAAGCATCTAGTTTTGCTTGGAATAAGGCTGTGCCTGCTGCTTTAGCAAAGTCTTTGCCTGTTATATTATCTTCGCCTACAATCTCTTCACGACGTTGTAAATTCTGCCCTGCAAATAACGTTCCCAACCCTGCTGTCATGCCGACACCCGCAGTAGTAAATGGTAAAACAGCACCTGCGGCAGCACCTGCTACACCTGCTCCCATATAAGGTAGCGAACCACCTAAAAGCTCACCTGCATAAGTCAGCCCTTTGTCGAGGGAAGGATCAGCAACTACGTCTTTATAGCTGTAATTAGCAGAAGGTTCTGAAATAGATAGCTCACCTGCTCGTTGACGTGCAGACTCCTCTATATCTGATCCAATACGTTCTAAATATTCCAGGCCAGATAGCTGACCCGCAGATTCAAGCAGTTCTCCGACTTCACCTTTTGCGGTTTGAAAGCCTCTTCGGAAACCACGACCTATGGCTGTGCCATCATCAATCTCAGGTAAAGGTTTTCCTAGCTGTTGTTCGTAGAACTTAGAATATTCTTCTTCTTGTTCTTGTATATAGTTGGATATCCAAGCGTATTCGTAGTCAGTCGGAGCATCGCCTTGAATATTAAAACCGTAAGGTCTTCCGCTACGAGGGCCAGTAGTGTCAAATGTTCCCATTTATAGCCCCTTTATTCCTGTGCGGGTACAGTCGTTCTAGTCATTCCTGATGAACCTAAAGAAGGAAGCCCTGCTATCGCTCTTCCATATGTTACTAACTGCCTACCTTCAGCAACCTGATTAGGATCTCCTGCAAGCATACCTGCTGCTATCATATCATTACCGTCTTTAATAAAGCCTTTTCCTGCCATCTGTCTTTGATAAGTAGTCATACCGCCTTTGGTCTTTGCTGCATCAGCTCTTTGTTGTAGTGCAAGAAGTCCTAGTCTATCTTTAGAATCTGCGCTTTGGCTAGTTCTTAATGCTTTAGTTCCTGCAAGTCCTGCTTCACCGATTGAGCCAAGCAGTGTGGGATTCTTAGAAGACATCATCTTCATCCCTGCTTCTGCTAGAGCTAACCATTTATTACTTTCTCGTTCTTTGTCTAACTTCTGTAATTGTCTAGCAATCTCAGCTTCTAAGTCTGTAGCTGCTCCAGAGGCTTTTCCTTCTCCTGCCGTCCCTGTTGCTTCTTCTGCGAGTCTTCTTAACTCTTTAAGCGTTGCTAACTCTTCTTTAGAAATCGAATCAGGTTGGTCAAAACTTTTTTCTTGATTAGATAGTGCCGTTTCGTTTTCTCTTTTTTCTCTTTCAGCCCGTCTTTCATCTGCGTTTTCTTTTCCCGCCGTAAAAAGATCAAGAATTTGTTCTTGCATAGTAGGTGCTTCAGGAGGTTGATTTAATGCTAAGAACTCTGCTGCGTCTTCTGCTGCTAAATCTTCTTCTACATCTCTACGGGTTGCTGCGTCTGCTATTTTCTTAGCTTCTGCTTCATCTGCTTCTACGGCAAGGCGATCACTGATTGCTTGTATTTCTTTGTCACTAGCTCCTTGATACTTAGCAATCTCTCTAGGATCTCCGCTGTATATCTCTTCAGGTGGGGTATACTGATCGTCCTGATAATATTTTGTAGCTTGCGCCTCTAAATAGTTTCTCATAGGGCCATCATACTTTAGCTTATCTTCTATACTCCCATCAAATAATATCCCGTCACCTTTTTCTGCTCCTTGAGCAGAATACATGTTTAGTTTTTCACGTTGCCCTAGTTTCATTTGTGCGTATTCAAGATCTGACATATTTTGATGAAGAGGATTGCCAATTTCAGAACTAAGTATCTCATTAGGTAAGTACCCACGACGACGACTGTCTTCATATGCTAACCCTTGATTAAGTAGATCTCTTTTTTCTAAAAATCCTATGTTAGACCTAGAGTTGTCGTACAGTTCGCCTGCTAAATATGCGCTAATTTCGTCTTTAAGATTTTTTTCTTCAACACCAGATAGATCAGGCGATTCAGGTATTACAGGTTCTGGATAGCGATCAAGTGCAGGAGGTCTTTCTGTGCCCTCTATCGGCACATCTACTCTAGTAGGCACAACGCTTGATGGGGTCATGTCACCACCAAATCCACCTATCATGTTAGACGGAACTCCACCAGTGGGGTCTAATTCAGGACTAGACATCTTTCTTGCCTGTATTATTGACTCTGGCAAGTTGTTAATGTCCAAAGGCTCTACGGGTGTGCCATCTGACTGATCTGCAATCAAACTTGCAAAGTCTTGTACAATAGCACCAGGGGGTAGCTCGTCTTTCTCTCCGTAGTTTGGAATCGGCACTTTGGGTAGATTAGCCGCTAAGATAGCCGCTTTACCTGCATCATCAACTGGAATCCCTGCCTCGGATACCATAGTCCCATCTGGGTTAAGGGTAAACATATTGCCTTCAAACTTGTACTCTCCTGGTTGTGCAGGTGGATACATGAATGCTTCTGGATCTCTACTTGGACGTAAGTAAGGTCTTATAAACTTACCAAATCGAGATTGAGGTTCAGTTTCAAGTTGAAACGTTTTCTTTATGGAATCGATAGTCCCATCTATTGGACCGCGATACCCTCCGCTATCGTCCATTTTAAACATGCTTGCTGTAGGTTTAAAAGGAGCTGCTTTGTCTGTAAAATCAAACGTACCAATATCTTCAGCAAATGATTCATCAGGTTCTACAGCAGGGGCTAGTTTAGAAAGAGCTAGTTGCTCTAATATCTCAGGTTCGTCTTTGTACTGCTCATAAAGTTCAGGAAAGTTTACTTTTAAACTAGCAATAGCACTTGTAGCTGTACCGCTACGAAAACCAACGCCTGCTCTTCCTCCATTAGCCAGTTTAACAATACCACCATCCGCTGCCATCTGTGGTTGGGGTGCACGTGTCGGCTGCATCGGCATAGTTTGATCTGTACCTGTATCTTGTGTCACGTTTGTATTTGACGCTAGTGCGCCTGCCATTGCCGTAAGACCTTCTTGAGGTACGCCTGATGCCGTTACCACTTCTTCTGCTACAGTCTGTATGTCTTTTGCTTCTTGACGATTGTACTCATCACGCATGCGCTTGCGTCTAGTAAGTTCGCTTAATACTAAAAACTGAGGCATCCTGCCTGTCGGCATTTGCATTTCCTGCATCAATCTTTTATCTGAAAGGTCTTTTAGATCTTCTTGTAGCTCTAGTATATTCATCCTGTTAGCCCCTTATAAAGACCCAATGCCGAAATTCCTGCGCCAAGAGCTTGTGATATTGGGTTGTAAGAAGCCATTCGTTGTTGCTCTATATTTGGCGTTACAGGCACACCACGTAATATAGCCGCTAGGCGTTCGTATTGTTGTTGTGGGTACTCACGCTGACGTACAAAGTCTTCGTAAGACAAGTCAAGACGAGCCTGATCCTCTGCACGGATGTCACGACCAAGAGTGTCAAGTAGTTGTGCGCCTTGTATATCAGCAGCGCGTTGACGTTCTCCTAGACTGGCTAGACCTGCACCCATGTTGGCAAACTGCTGCCCCATGCCACCTAGTTGACTTGCTGCGCCCAATGCTGCTTGTTCACCTGCAAGTCTTTGACCTATGCCAAACTGTCGATCTGCACGATCAGCTTCAAACAGACGACCCGCTTGTTCAAATGCTTGCTGCTGCCCCATAGCCTGTATATCTTCAAGTTGATTTTGTAATGATTCTTCTGCTAAAGCGTCAACAACACCCCTACGAGAACCACCAAATGCACCTGCACCCACAGCGTCTGCATCTCTTCTTGCTTGTGACCTATTAAAATCAGATCTTGCTTGTTGTTTTTGTATATCTACAACGTTCTGCATATATGGAGACATGTATTGCTGTACCGCGCCACCTGTGAAAGTTGTAGGGTTGTATTGCCCTGCATCTCTAAGTCTACCCACTGCTTGGTCTGTAAATCCAATACCACGACCTGAAGCAGATAGACCCATTCTGCCTGCCTGCATAGCTTCTGGCATGCCTGCAACACCCATCTGAGCAATACCGCGTGTCATGGCACGAGATGCGCCTATATCACCATACATACTAGACGGAGTTAGTCTCTCCCCAGGATATGGCGTGTATGTAGACTGTCCTGTATACGGATTAAACGGCGTCATAGTGTCTTCAGCACCTTGTAAGACCCGACGAAAGTACGGATCAGCGTACTCAGGTAAGCTTGTGGTACGTGTCGTAGTATCTGTAGGTATTTGCTGACTGCCTTTGCCCATCTTATAACTCCATTCGGTAAGCTATGTATTCAGGATAAAATCCATATTTTTTCAATGCTCTACCCCAACCTTTTCTTCCGTAGCCCTCTAAATGACTACAGTCTAACTCATTTGCGTAACGCTTCATAGTATCAATCAACTGATCTTCCCATTCTTTCATTTGCGTTCCGCCTACCCAATCTAAGGCCAATGCTTTTCGTTGAGGGTATACTATTAATCTTGTAGTGAATGCAGCTACTATCTTATCATCTTCATCCAACACGACCCAAAGAACATAAGTACCATCAAAAACTCCGTTTAGTATGTCAATCACATCTGATTTGTCTTTAACGGTATCTACGGCTTTGTTTAATATCCCTTCAACATCCTTCCATACATGACCTATTGCCTTTTCAGGCACTAAGCTAATTCTCACTTACCCCACCATTCTCCTTAACATCTCTGGTGCATCTTCTTCAGCCTCGTTGATTTTATCTAAAAAACCACCACCAAATGCTTTTTCAATTGCTTTAGTTGTTGGTTGTCTTAATACAAACTCATCTTCAGTCAAAAGAACATCCTGTTGCCCATCAAGTGTAGCAGGGACCATGTCATCTTTACCTGATCCATCTCCTGGGCCTTTAACCATCCCTTTTTCACCCGCAGCAAATCTATCTACTGTATCGTCATACTCTCCAGATTGTACTGATTCTACCAACTCTAAGTACTGCTCCTTACCGTATTTCGAAAGAAAAGTACCTAAAATTATTTTTGTCTCTTCCTCACCTTTCATACCTTTAATTGCAAGAATCGCTTCAGATATAAGGTCTTTCTCATTCATACCTGCTTCTTCCATCATTGCGTCGGCTTCAACTTCGCCACCTTCAGCTAGAGCCGTTATACCACCTCTTGCATAGTAGTATGGATATTGTGGTACGCTTCCATCAGCTCGTGCAGGACGTACATAGTCAAAATAGTTTGCTTCTCCAAACCCACCTCCAAATGGATTAGGATTAAATGTCCTACGCATAGGATTCGGCATAGGTGCTGATACTTTATTAGCTTCTTCTTCAGCTACACGATTTTTATATCCCTGCTGCATCAACTGCATGTCAGTCAAAGACTGTCCTATTAATCCAGGTGTGAACCCTTGCTGTGCCGCAGTAAGTGCACCGCCTTTAGTAGCGTTTGGAGTGCTGCCGAAGGGCATGGCTGCACCTGCTGTTTCTGTTCCAAGAAATTTAGTAACTAAAGGAGACGGAGCACCTGCTACGACAGATGATGCCGAAGGGCTTGGGCCTAATGTAGCTTCTAGGATTCCAGGTTTTACAGCGGCAGGTGCGCCTTGTGCTGCGTTAATTGCGTTTGTGCTAGTCGAAGCAGACAGACCACCAAGTATTTTACCGCCAAGAAAGGACGCCATACCTGTCTGTATGCCTTTACCTATATCTCCCGTCTGCACAAATCCACCTAGACCTGCACCGATCCCTGCTAATGCGGGCACTGACATTGCCCCAAGGGTAGCCCCAAGTGCACCTGTACCTGCTAGTGCGGGTAATCCTATGCTAAATAACAGTGGCAGAACCATTTATATCTCCAAAACTTACACAAACTCTAACATCAAAAGTCTAAACTAGCAATTATGTTAACCATCCATATATCTTCTTAGTCTCTTCTCTACGGTGCTTCAGTCCATTGTAACCACCGTTTACTCTTTTTGTGATTGTTTTTATTGTTTCGTCATTGACGCCTTCATCACATATTTCCCACAACTTGTTTCTGTGAAAGAACCAGATAGCACTTTCCATTGGGTACTTTGTAGCAACCAAGTCAGGATCTTTCATGATCTCTGGTAGATCCATATCCGCTGCAAACTGAGAATAGTTATTTTTGCCCGTGCACTGAAGAAAACCTCGGCCTCGGTACAACCATCCTTGTCCCTCATTCCCCATCCTGTCACCATATACACGGTCAGCAAGAGCTTGTGGGTTTCGAGCACAACTCTCGGCATCGCTTTCTGTTTTAAAATATTTACCAAATACTGCTAGTATGGACTCTTTGCTGTAGTTAAGATTTTCTTCTACATAACGAAAAGTACCACTTTCATGCACAAGCTGTCCTAAGAAGTGTGCTCCACGTTCTGGATTCAAAGCATAATGATGGCAAATCTTTGTTGCGGTGTTAGGGCCAAACGCACCATCAGGTGTGGCTCCTATCTTCTCTTGTAAGGTCTTTAGTGCTTCACTCATTGACAACCTCTTTTGATCCACAGACACGTTCATAGACCATGTCAGAGGTATAGCTCTCTGCCCATTTGTTTTCCGTAAAAGTACAGAAGTGCCACAAATCATTTACATCTGCGTTAAGTAGCTCAATAATATCTTGTTGTGCAGACACTGTTCCCTCAAGATGCTCAATGTCATGAACCATTCCAGAGATATACCAGACCAACGCCACTAACTGCACAGCCATGGCGAAGACAAGAGCAACAGGTATTTTTAAATCTGTCATTATCTCCTCTTAAAGAAAGCTGTTGCCCCACGTATTCCAAAAGACGCTGAAATTGCGATTCCAAGGCTGTAAAAATACCAGTCTGGGGCTTTGGAGAGCTGCTCAAAGCCACGATCAACCCAACCCTCTGCACCTGGAATCCAACATAAAATCAATGGGATAGACAAAATAATTACAAACCATTCGTCCTTCCAACTCGATTTAGAACCCTCTGCCATGATGCGCTCCCAGTCCGCGATCGATGTCTCTTTTGAGAGCATAATTTTGGCTTTCGCTTCCGCCTCTGTTAGTTTAAGTTTTGCGTTTGCAGCATTTGCGTCTGCTTTACCTTTGAGCCAACCACCTGCAAGTTCGGCTATCGGCCCTATCATCTGAGCAATCATAGTAATTCCTCTTCAACTTTTTTCTTCGCAGAGGTAGATTCTTTACCCATCCAGATACCAAAACATCCCGTCAGAGCACCCATGCACACAGATACCAGACCGCTTTGTGCAACAGATGGATCAGGCAAGCCCATAAACCAGTGCACCGCTTGGTATGTAAGGATTGTAACCGCCAACATCATGAGGCGTGGTAGAACTTTCCAATCATCTAGTACGGTAGCAGGCATTACCCAAACACCCCACTTGCAAGTAAAGCTCCTAAACCAACGCCACTTGGCCTTGCTCCTTTACCAGAAGGGCCTGTAGGTACTTGTGTAGGCATCCCGCTACTAACCATATTACTAAAAAAATTAAACTGATCGTATGGTGAGTTGTAGTTAGGTGTGCTGAAGTTACTCATGCCTGCAATCTGAGCACGTTCTGCTGCGCTCATCATTTCTATAGGGCGAGGCATAGTTCTTTGCATTCCGCCTAGTATGTCGTAGTTCCTAGCAGCATGCATAAATGCAGGACTCATGTTTGGAGTCTGAGCGTTCCTAGCTGCCGCCATATAATACGGAACCTGACCTGCACCTTGTTGCGATTCAAACTGCATTAACGCAGGGCTGTAACCAAAAGCACCTAGACCGCCGTACATTCCTGGGTATTGAGGGTTGATCGGACGAAACGGATCAACTATTTCTGGTGGCATTACGGGTGGGTAAACAGGTGGACGAAACGGATCTACCTCTTCTTCAGGTCTTGGCGGTATAGTTTTTGTACGTTCATCTGAACCAGTTGTAGTGATTCTTGTTGCATCTTTTGCCCTGTCTTGCGCTGCTTTTGTGCGATCAGACAATCGGTAGTAATAATCTGCGTCTTTATCTTTGAAACCAAGATCCATTAAAAAATCATCTCGCATTTTTTCAAATGCGGTTTTGTTGGAGTGTTCTCCCGTTATTATTTTAGATGTTTGTTGACTAGAACTATCATACGCTGTGGATGGTCTTGATGCACTGCTCTTGTTTATAGAACTTACTGGTACGTTACCTGTCATACCACCTAAGTCTTGTAAAGCTTGACGAGCCTTTGCAGCTTCAGCCGCTAAACGCTGCTGTTCTTGATTTGATATTGTTGCTGTCGTTGGTTTTTTTGCAAAAGTTTCACGAGCCTTTGCAGCGTCTGTTGCAAGTTGTTTTTCATATGCGGCTTTTTGAGCCTCAAGTTGTTTTGCTAATTTTTTTCTTCTTTGCGAGGCTTTAGAACCTGATTTAGAAGAACTAGCAGTGTAGCCAGAACCCCTTGTATAAGATTTATCAGATGCACCTGTACCTGAACCACTTGTAGTACCATAATCGGGCATTATGCTTCTCCTGATATTGCTTCGGGTGCGGTTACCGTAATAGCCGTGTGCCGTTTAGTTTCTGCCGTCCAAGACTCTCCGCAATCTGGACAATTTCCATCTGGGTATGTAGCAACTTCTTCTGGTGTGTCTACTAAGTTATCACAACTGTGGCACTGTATCGTATCCACAGATGATGAAGGTCTCCACTTAGACCCGTTGCTCATAGTAAGAATTGTATCACTCATGTCGTTGTCACCGTTACTGTTCCTACCGCACCTGTCGCCCCAGAACCACGGACATGCGGTTTATCGATTAATGCTATCTTAACAAATCCTTCTTGTTGAAACAATGCTCCATTTTCTAAACCTGAATCATCAGTTTGTAGGTCTGTTAATGTAAGCTTTGTAGCCCTTTCTTCGCCTGGATTTTGTTGCTGTTCCATATATACAGCAAAACTTCTTGTCAGGTTAGCAAAATATTGCTGCTCATACTGCGTTGGTGGTACAGCAAAGAAGGGCAGAATAAGATTTCTGGACACTACCTCCTCCCATCAGGGCGTATATCAAGCCTTGGAGAACCTAACCTCCAACCAACTCCAGAAGCTGTAGACTCAATACGCATTGCAAAACTACGCCCACGTAATCGTAGGTGAACTTGATCTGTAAACTGTTCTACAGGCACAGATGCAGACTTTGTTACTGCGCTAGATGTAGTATGTAAGTAATTGCCCCCAGGAAAGTTTCTGGTTTTTACTGTTAGATTAGCAGATGGGCTACCCGCTGTAGATCCTCTAAAGGTTAAGTCAGGTATCATACGTTTGATAAAAGCAAACTGTTCTCCGTCTCCTATGTCCATTTGGCTTGATTCAATATATGCAGTAAATGCAGACCCATCGTCATCAAATCCAGACTCTTGAGTGTAGAGATAGTTGTTTGGCCCTGCTGCAATAGGGTTGTCGAAGATACCACGATCCATCCAATAGCTTCTTGAAAGTGCTCCATAATACCAAACCTGTTGCTCGTAATTATAAACTACATATCTATCGTTGTTGTCGCTAGATCCAGAAGGATAGAACCACCATATCTCAGAGAATGCTGTATTGGTTGCGGCTACGACTTTCTCTCTTTGCAAGAGGTTGAAGTCATCAAAGACAAAGTCTCGAACTGTACATGGTAAACGCTGCACTGTACCGCCATAAGAGTAGAACTCTTTTAAACCCATCCAGAACACGTTGTCTTCTACAGCTACGGCAGATAACGGCCCCATTATTGTAGTGTTTTCTGACACTAGGTTTACACCAAATGTAAACGGTGGCCCTAAGAACTGCATGGCATAGAGAGACTCGTCTGTGTACACAAGTATCTGCTGTCTTGTTTCTACGGCTGCAACAATTTCAGACCCAGAACCTATTTTAAGTTCCCCTGCCGTATTATCGGGTCTCGTTGCCCAATCAGTCAAAGACTCTTGAGATGAGAAACGTATCAACAAAGGATCTTGCACTCCAGGATTAAGTTCTGAATCACAGCCAAACGCTATGATGTGCCTGTCTCTGTCAGAAACCATAATCTGTTTAGCAATTGTAGGTGCAGTAGTAGATCCTGCAAGAGAGTCCAAGCTTACCGCTCTAGCACTGAGACCACTCGTTTTATCCCAATAGTATATGCCGCCATTACGCACGTTAATAAGAAGATCTTCACCAAAGTTATCATGTGACCAAATACGCAAGGTATTTGTAACAATCGGCGTAGTAGCTGCCTGACCCCAACCATTACGACCCCAAGTACCTACACCCCAACCTGCACCTGTTGCAGTTGTATCTAACCCAACACTTACCTGATAAGTTCCCACTGTAGAACTGCCGCCATTACCTGTATCAGAGGAGTTTGCGGTGACAGGTGTTGGGGATAATGCCCCATCTACAGTTATACTGGCTATAGTTGTGCCTGCGGTACGAGCAGCAATCTTGTAGCTGTTAGCGTTTACTATCTCTGTAATGTTGTATTCTTGATTTAATACCGCAGCAGTTATATTGCCGCCCAGACTTGCAGCTCCACTAAATGTTACAAAATCATTTACCACTGCACCGTGCGCTGTGTCTGTTACGGTAATTACTGATGAACCGTTAGTAGCAGAAAAGGTTACATCTCCTGCTGATGTTGTGCTTCTTATAGGAGTAACATCATTAAACAAGCCACTATCTTGGTTAATGTAATATTTAAGAGATGTGCCAATGCCTATCAATCGGCTGTTATCCAAACCAACCCAAGGGTGCATAGCTCTTGCTGTGCCAAGATATGATGCAGGCGTAAACTTCTGCCAACCACCAATCTTCTCAGGCATACCAAAGCGAAAGCGTACCTTGTCTACGTCAAACCAACCGCCCTCATTGGTGTAAGAGGTAGTCTCTCGATTGACACCTGGGCGGAACTGAAGTTTGGTTAGTGGCATTCATCACCTATGTTTTTACTACGAGTTCGGTTGCAGAAATAGCAGTCCCTGCCAGTACACTTGGGCTACCCGCTGTTGTGCTTATCGTTCCATCTGTCTGTACATAATACTGCTGCCCTGCGGTGAGGCCGATCTGGTTATCTGACACAGAGCCTATGATGTCCATTGATGCGTTGCCGCCATCTGCTACTTCAGCACGATTTACAAAACTTCCTGCGGCCTGATAAACTACGGCTTTAGCTTTATTGCTATCTCCTGCATCTTTATATCCAATTATAACCACATTTTCTGTGCTATCAAATGCAATACTGGTGGGGGATAAACTATTTGTTTCACCAGATTCAAATGTTACTTCTGAATCAAACGATATAGAAGTTCCGCTCACAGTTCCGACTCGTAATCTACCATTATAAGGGCTTGGGCCATATCTATAAGCGTAAATAATTTTGTTAACACGACTGTCAAAACCCATACCTACGTTAGTAGTGTTACTGGTTTGTACTTCTGTCTCTGATCCAAAACTTATAGATGTGCCAGAGACAGTTCCAACAATAGCAGCAGCTTGTCCCCCACCTTTTCTGTAACCTATTACTGTTTTTCCAGAGTTAGGGTCATGAGCTACTCCTGCAAGGTCTCCTATATTACTATTGAATTGAACAGCAGAACCAAAAGATATAGATGTACCAGAGACTGTTCCTACGTATGCTCTCCCACCGTTAGAAGATGTATAAAGAGCAAAAACAACTTTACCATTAGTGCTGTCAAAGCCCATAGCTCCCATATATGATCCTTCAGTAGTAGCTGCCGATCCAAAACTTATAGATGTACCAGAGACAGTTCCTACACTGACATTTGCATTAGCTCCTCCTGATGAACCATGACCGACAATTACTTTGTTGTTTGTTGAATCAAAAGTAGCTCCAAACATATAATAAGCGTTAGAAGAAATAATAGCAGTAGCTGAACCATAACTTATTGAAGTACCAGAAACAGTTCCGACTTTAGCTGAAGGATAACCTAAAGAGGTTAAATAAAGTGTAACTACTTTTCCTGCATTTGAATCAAATACATTAGTTATACCATTTGAATTTTCAGAGTTAAAAACTACTGGTGTTCCAAAAGATATAGATGTGCCAGAAATAGTTCCGACTACAGTTGTTGCATAAAAGTTGTTACCACCATCTCTATAGCTTATAACAACTCTATTGTTTGAACTGTCATAAGCAGTAGTAATAGATGTAGGTTCTCCTGTTTCAAACACAGTTGGTGAGCCAATAGCTTCAGATCGAGTATCTGTTCCTGCCACGCCCCTAGACATACCAATGTAGTTTTCTGAGGTGAGGTTGTTGGAAGCAGAACTATAAACAAGTGCTTTACCGTAACTGCTATCATCAACATCACGAAAGTTAATTACTGTTTTTTGTGCTGTGCTATCGTAAACTGTATTAATAAACCTTGTATCTCCTGTTTCAAAAACTGTTTCTGATCCCACTGTAAGAGATGTACCGCTAATTGTTATGTCTACAACAGTGCCTTGGTTACTATTATCCCTATCTCTAAAAGCTGCTACTATTGTACCTGACAATGCATTATATGATGCACCATTTACATACATATCTGATTGATTAGAAGATCCATTAATACGGACTGCTGTTCCAAAAGAAAAAGTTGTTCCACTTAATGTTGTTACAACACCAGTAAGAGCTTCTGAACTGCTTGCATCGGCATATAAGATGAGAAATTTATCATTAGAGCTATCATAAACTGTTGCTTTTGGGTAGGCTTGAACTCCTAAACTTGTTTCAGAACTAAAAGAAATATCAGTGCCGCTTATTGTGCCCAACAAAACTTTTCCTAAAGAATTAGTAACATCATAACCAGCATAAACAAGTTTACCATCACTATTAAAAGCAGCTTCAAAATTATTAAGTCTGTTAGAAGAAAGGTTAGCTTCAGTGCCAAAAGAAATTGAAGTGCCACTTACTGTGCCTATCCTACATCTTGCCTGATAAGGACTAGACCCTTCTGAATATAAGACGGCAACCTTTCCACTTACACTATCAAAAACTACCCTATTACGGCCGGGATTGTTAGTCTCGTATGTTACTGCGCTTCCAAAACTTATAGACGTTCCAGAAACAGTGCCAACAAATGCTTTACCGTCATCAACACTAGGGGTGGTATCTCTAGTTGTAATAACTATTTTGTTATTTGTACTGTCAAAACAAATTCCACCATCATCATTATTGCCACTTAAAAAAACAACAGCCGTACCAAAACTAATAGAGGTTCCGCTGACTGTGCCTACAATTGCTGTGCCATAGTTGGAGTTAGCTGCATCTTTATAGGCAATAACTACTCTGTTAGAGTTACTATCGTAAGCAGCACCTATTTTCATTTCTGAACTGCCAGAATTAAAAGTAACTGTAGATCCAACAGAAGAAGATGTAGAAGTCGGTACACTCACCGTCCCATCAGAATTAACTACTACTGGCTTACCGCTTGGCAGTGTGCCACTGGCTACCGCTTTAAACTCACCACCTTCTTCAGCCCCTATACGTCTTAACATAGTTACCCTTTCACGATAAGTTTAGTTGCCGATACAGCCGTCCCTGCAAAAACGCTAGGATCATCAGCCGTTGTGCCTAGTGTGCCATCCGTCTGAACGTAGTAGCTTTGCCCTGCCGTTAACCCAGATAGGTTGTCGGCTATTGCACCTTGCGTGTCTATGATAGCCCCTGCACCAGAAGCTGCACCAGAACGAGCTATGCCTATGTAGTTCTCTGAAGAAAGAGTTGTAGAGTCTGGAGCAAAAGCGATTGCTGTGCCGTAATTTGAATTGCCGTTATCTCTGTAAACCGTGACTACTTTATTACTATTACTATCAAAAGTGTTTTTGATGTAATTAGTTGTTCCAGTGTTAAAAGCAGTTGCACTACCAAAAGTTATAGACGTTCCACTTACTGTTCCTGCAACTACACTCGCTACGTTTGTGTCGGAGTTTAAATAGGAAACAACAACTTTATTAGAGTTGCTATCAAATTGCGGCGCAGGGTAATTTGTAGTAGCAGCGTTGAAAACAACGGCAGTTCCGAAAGTTATGTCAGTTCCACTAACCGTACCAACAACAGCCGTACCATGACTAGAACTGCCTTGATGCCTAAAAGTAATTACCACTTTGTTGCTGTTACTATCAAAAGTAGCACCATTATGTATGCCATAACTGCCTGATAAGATGGAAGCAGTGCTTCCAAATGAAATACTTGTGCCAGATACTGTGCCTACAACTGCGCTCATCTTGTCGCCACCATCATAAGCAGAATAAGCGATAACAACTTTGTTAGAATTACTGTCAAAAGCAACCGCAGGATATTCAATTTGATAGCTATGAAAAACTTGTCTACTGCCAAAGGATATTGATGTTCCCGATACTGTTCCTACAATTGCATATCCATCTTCACCGCTAGGCACATCAGCAAACGCTATTACAATTTTGTTGGAATTACTATCAAAACCCATATCCATCCGTCTTGAGCTAGCACTGTTAAAAACAACCTCGCTACCAAAACTAATACTTGTGCCGCTTACCGTCCCAACTATTGCGGTTCCATAATTAGAATTAGCGTTGTCTGAATACGCTATTACAACCTTATTTGAGTTGCTGTCAAAAGCGATAGAAGTCCATGCGGATTCGCCAGAATTAAATACGACAGGGGTTCCAAAAGTAATTGATGAACCACTTACTGTTCCGACAGCCGCTGTGCCAGAAAAAGAATTATCTGCATCGTTATAAGCAACAACTACTTTATTTGAATTACTATCAAAAGTAGTATTTGTATAATTGACTGACGCACTTTCAAAAACAGCCTCTGAACCTAAAGAGGCACTTGACCCACTAACAACACTCACAGTGCCATCAGAGTTCACAATAACAGGCTTGCCGTTTGGCAGCGTACCACTAGCTACAGCGTGTTCCTGCCTTGGTACGCTTGGATCGTTGCCTATGATACGCATGTGGAGTCCTACTCTTCTTCTTC